TTTGGGTTTTCGAGCCTCCTCGTATGTTATAGGATTTTTTAAAATATAATTTCTTTCAATGGCTCGTTTAAATGTTTGACCTAAAAGTTGATAAATCTTTTTTAGAGTAGAATCAGAATAATTTATATTATCATTTAAGAAGATTTTGATATCTTTAGCTGTTATTTCCTGAATAGGTGTCTTTCCAAAATCACTATGTTCTATAATTTGTAGAGTGTATTTTGCTCTATTGTAAGTGCTTGAACTAATCTGATTAGAATCTTTTTTATCTTCTACAATTTCTTTGGCTAAATCATAAAGAATAATATCGCTTTTTTCAATGAAAGTATCATTTTGAACATCAGCTAATGCTTTTGTCATCTTTTCTTTTACTTCTTTTCTAGTATTGCCATAAACTGATTTACGATTTAATTTGCCGTTATCTTTTCTTCCAGCAGAGAACTGACCAACCCATTTATTTAATTTTTCAGAGAAGTAAATAGTGCCTTCTCCATTGCCACGTTTAGCCATAACAAAACCTCCTAAACAAATTTTTGGTACTTGTCTAAGAGGTTCTATTGATATATAATAACAATAACCTACTTAAACAAGTAGTAACGGGGAGATAATATACAAACTTTGGTCGGGGAGTATATTATCTATTTTAATTTTATAAATATAATAAAAAAGTGGAGAGTTGCAATGAACTCTCCTAAATCTTCTTATGACCGTCATATTATTTACATAATATGAGGTTAAATCTTAATTAGATTATACAATATAATATGCTCATTGTCAAATATAATATACAAAAATTTTGAAAATTTGAAAATTTTTATAATTATTTCATATATAATTCTTTTATTTTATTATCAATTAAGTCAAGACTTGCATCAGACAACTTGATTTTAGACAATAAAGGATTTTTTAAAATTCGTTGTTTGCTAATTGTTGTTATTTGATGTGCTAAAGCAAAACTTCCATGTTTCATTTTATCTAATTCCGTTTGTGTTTTATCTAAAATTTCAAGTTTTTGAGCTATTTTCTTTAAATCTTCATTATTAGTAGTATTACTTAGCTCTGATATCTGTTTTCTAACAATGGAAAATTCAAGATTAAGCCTTTCTGCTAAAGAAATGTATAATTCATCTCCTAAATCTATACAAGTATTTGTATTATACTCTTTATTTTCTTTTGCAGAAGATAGAGGAATTACATTTAAAGTACCAGAATATAAATTATCATTTTTATTTATAACTACACAATAATGTAAGCCGCCAAGTTCATTTCCAACATTAAAGCCCAAATTTGCTTTAACAACATTTCCACGCTTAAAAATTTTTAGAGAACTTGGATTAAAAAATCTTTCATTATCATGATAATTAGAGAAATCTTTAATCCAATAAGCTAATAGATTACTTTTTTTATATTCTTTTAATTCAATATGTTTGTTGAAAGAGACATCTAACCTCTTTAGAGAACTATCCTTTCGTGCAATAGCTTCGCTTTTTTCTTCTCCAATAATTGTTTGATTTTCT